CTGACATCGTGCGTGGTATGCACCTCTATGGTCGTAAGATTTTAAGACCTGAGGCAATTGTCACTGCTAACTTTAACGTGGCTTAAAGGAGATAGAAAATGGCTACAGTTGACGTATCAAATGGTATCAATGCAGGTACGCACCCAAGTCGTGCTATTCGCAAAGAGCCATATAAAGTAGAAGTTGACCTCAACCTTGCTACTGCAACAACCACAAAAGGTTCTGCATTGGCATCGGCTGACGTTCTTCAAGTAATAGACGTTCCTGCAAAAACAATGGTTTGGGCTGCAGGTCTTGAGGTAGTAACCCCTAGTGATGGTGACTTCCAGATTGACATTGGTACAGGTGCTGACCCTGATGCTTTTGCAGACAATTTTGACTGTGATGGCAACTCAACAGGTGACATGACATCAATACCTGCTGCCTATTCTCCAATAGTAGTATCAGCAGATGATACTATTGATGTAGTAATTGGGCCTACCGCAGGTAGTGCTGATCCTACTACAGGTGTTTGGAGAGTATATGCAGTTATGCAAGACGTATCAAACGATCTAGGGCCAGACGAAGTAGATCGTGACCAATTAGCTTAATTATTAATTGAGTAAACTATATGGGTGGCTCTAGGGAATAGGGCTACCCATTTTTTTTATAAAGGATTAAAGATGGCAATTTCACAAGCCATGTGTACTTCTTTTAAGAAAGAATTGCTTGAAGGTAAGCATAACTTTTCTTCTGCAGGACACACTTTTAAAATTGCTTTGTATTCTGCAGGTGCGACATTAAGTGCAGGTACTACTAACTTTATTACTACAGGTGAAGTAGTAGGTGCAGGATATAGTTCTGGAGGAACTGCATTAGTAAATGTAGACCCTACAACAGATAGTACAACAGCTTTTACAAACTTTGGAACTGCTACATTTACAGGAGCAAGTATTACTGCTAGAGGTGGGTTGATATATAATACAACTACTGACGGTAGTTCAAGTACGACTAATGCAATAGCCGTATTAGATTTTAGTGCAGATCAAACTGCAACTGCAGGTAACTTTGTAATAAGTTTTCCAAGTGCTGATGGAACAAATGCTATTGTTAGAATTGCGTAACTATGGCTTCTTCTACAACTAATAACACAGGTGCCTTTTATGGTACTGGTGTATTTGGTACAGATAGATATGGAGTTGCTTCTAATAATCTAACAATGTTTCCAGATGGCGTATCTGGAACAGGGCAAGTAGGTTCTCCTAATATAACTACAGAGGCAATAGGTGTTCCTAAAGTAGTAAATGTAAATGGTACACAAGGAACAACTGGATTAGGTAGTATAAGTTTAACAACTAATGTATTTAACTTTAATACTGTTAAAGATAATTATGAAAGACGTAGAACAGTTTATGTTCATAGAAGAAGTACAGATTCAGATAGAATAGTAAAGGTAGCATAATATGTCACTTAAATGGCCTAGTAAAGATCCTGATGAAACTGTAGATTTTAGTGTAGATTGGTCTAGATATTTAGGAAGTCAAGCTACTATAGATACAGTTACATGGTTTGTTAATAATTCATCTGGTGTAAAAACACAATTTAATACAGGGACTATTGTAAATAATTTACATTTAGTGGGAGTATCTAATACAAATACAGTAGCTACTGTTAATTTAGGATTAGGTACAAACAATACAAAATATAAATTACATTGTCAGATATTAGATACAAGTGGAACAGTAGCAGAAAGAACTGTTACTTTACCTATTAAGGAATTTTAATGGCATATAATTATTTAGGACTTGTTAACGAAGTTAATAGAAGACTTAATGAAGTAGAACTTAGCACTAGTAACTTTGCTAGTACTTCAGGTTTTCATTCACAAGTTAAAGATAGTGTTAATGCTTCTATACAAGAAATAGATCAAGAATATCCACACTGGCCTTATAACTTTGTAGAACAAGAAGATACTTTATCTGCAGGTGTAAGTCGATACAGCTTTCCTGCAAATTCTACTGTAGTAGACTTTGAAACTTTTAGAATTAAAGAGAGTGATACTTTAAATAATAGAACTCAAAAACTAAAAGTATTAAGGTATGAAGAATATTTAGAAAGATTTGTTGAACAAGAATATACATCAGATACTAGTTTGTATAATGTTCCTGTGTTTGTATCTAAAGCTCCAGGTTTAGAATATGTTTTATCACCTGCACCAGACCAAGCATATACAGTTGTTTATGAATATTATTTAACTAGTGTTGAAATGATTGATGCAACAGATGTACCTAAAATACCAGAGATATATAGAAATGTAATTTTAGATGGTGCTATGTATTATGCTTATATGTTTCGAGGTAATACACAAGATGCATTAGTAGCAAAAGAAAAGTTTGAAGCAGGATTAAAGAACATGAGAATTGTTCTTATAAATGAAAACACATATGTTAGATCTACTATGTTAACAAGATCACAAAGAAGTACATACGTTTATAGATTGGCTTCATAAATGGCAGATGCATTACAAACATATGCTTTTGAATATAAAGGTGGGTTAGTAAGTAACTTATCTCCTTTACAGCAAGGTTTGCAACAACCTGGTAGTGCTAGGATTTTAAGAAACTTTGAACCATCTGTTGAAGGTGGATATAAAAAAATATTAGGGTTTACTAAATTTGATAATAATTTAATACCTTCTTTTGGACAACCAAAGGTACACGGAGCTAGTCAAACAGGTACAAACTTAGTAGTTGCAGGATTATATATTACACCTATAGTAGGAGATGTATTTACAGTAACAGGAATTAGTGGTACTTACACTGTGTCTTCAGTTAGTTATAGTTCAACTACTAAAAGATCAACTTTAGGTTTAACAAGTAGTTTAGCAAGTTCACCTGCAGATCAAGCAGATGTAACCTTTACTACTAGTAGAGAAAATCCTAGTGGGTTAGCAGCATGGGAAAGTTCTGTTATCGTTGCAAGAAATGGACACATATATCGTTCTACAGGTACAGGATATACAAGGATAAATATAACACAGTATGGAACACCTGTAGTAAATGGAGGTAGTCAGACAGGAGGCACATTAGCAATAGATGGTTTAACATCTACTCCTAAAACTGGAGATACTTTTACAGTAGCAGGTATAACTTTAGTATATACAATCACTAATACACCTACTGTTACTAGTGGAGGTACAACTTTAAACATATCTCCTGACTTAGCAAGTAGCCCTAGTGATGGAGCTAGTGTAACTTTTTTAACAAGTGATAGAACAGGAACAGAAACTACTAGATTTGCAAAATATAGAATAGGTACAACAGAAAAAATAGCAGGGGTAGATGGTACAAACTTTCCTTTTTTATATGATGGAACAACATATACACCATTAACTGAAGCACCTAGTGATGTTAATGGAGCAGAGCATGTAGCATTTTTTAAGAATCATTTATTTTTTTCAAAAGGTGATGTATTAAGTTTTACAGCACCTTACACAGATAGTGATTTTGCTCCAGGTAATGGAGCAGGAAACATAAGTGTAGGTACTAATATAACAGGACTTATAGCTTTTAGAGAGCAGTTAATTATATTTAGTGAAAATAAGATAGAAAGATTAGTTGGAAATACACTTGCAGATTTTATATTACAACCTATAACTACTAATATTGGATGTGTTGATTCTGATACTATAAAAGAAGTTGCAGGTGATGTAGTATTCTTAGGGCCAGATGGAATTAGATCATTAAGTTCTACAGATAAGATTGGGGATTTTGATTTAGCAGTTATATCAAAAGTTATTCAAAAAGAAATAGTAAATTTAATATCTAGTAATTCAAGTTTTACAAGTATAACTATAAAAGGTAAATCTCAATATAGATTATTGGGAAATAATACAGGAATATTAGGAACACAATTAGCAGGAACAGAAGGGAATATGTTTGGATGGGCAGAAGTAAGAGGCATAAAAGCAGTAGCTGCTGATAGCAATTTAAAAAATAAAATAGAGACTATAGTATTTACAAATGGTAATGGATACGTTTATAAAATGGAAGACGGTAATAGTTTTGATAGTGAAAATATAGAAGCAAACTTTGCAACACCTTTTGTGACATTAAATGATCCACAATTAAGAAAAACTATTTATAAGTTACATTTATATACAGATCCTGTAGGTAGTGTAGAAGTAGACTCTAGTTTATTATTTGACTTTGATACAGATGGAGTTGTACAACCTGCACCAATTACTTTATCAAATACTACAAGTACGATATCTGTTTATGGTGATACTACTTCAACTTATGGGACAGCTACATTTGGTGGTAAATTAAAAAAAGTATTTACAACACAAACAATAGGGTCGGGTTTTAATGTTTCTTTGAATTTTTTAGTAAGTGATACAAATGCACCATTTTCATTAGATGCTTCAATTTTAGAATATGCAACTTTCGATAGACGATAAGGATTAGTTATTATGGGTACAGGATATATAAGAAAAGACACTGGTAATAATATTGCTGACGGTAATGTTATTAATGCATCTGACTTAGATGGAGAATTTGATGGTTTAGTTAGTGCATTTGCTACCTCTACAGGTCATAGCCATGATGGCACTGAAGGAGAAGGTGGGCCAGTAAGTAAAATAGGGCCATCACTTCAATATGAAGCAGATGCTAATGCATTTTTTCCTGAGACTAACAATGCAGTAGATTTAGGTAAAACTGCAAAGCAATTTAAAGATTTATATATTGATGGTGTTATTAATACAGATAACATGTCAGCAGATGCTGCTACCATAACTGGTAATGCTTCAGTTGGTGGTACATTTAATGTAGGAGGAGCTACAACTTTAACAGGTGCTGCATCTTTATCTAATACATTAGCAGTTAGTGCTGCTTCTGCATTTAAAGGAGCAGTAAGTGTAGAGTCTACATTACGAGTTACTGGAGATAGTGATGTATCTAATTTATCTGCTAGTGGAACACTTGATGTAGCAGGAACAACTAATTTAGCTACTGCTAGTATTACAGGAACTGTAAATGTAACAGGAGAAACTACACTAGATAATGTATCTGCTAATGGTACATTAAATGTATCTGGTAATGGTTCTGTAGGTGGCACATTTAATGTTGAAGGCGATCTTAAAAACAGTGCAGGTAATTTAACAGTTGCTGCAGCTACTTATATTGTTGAAGTAAAAGGTGGTGGTTCTACAGATGGTACAGTTCAACTTAATTGTAGAAGTAATTCACACGGTCAAAAAATAATGTCACAACCTCATAGTGAGGGTGTTACTAATGAAATGCTTTTGCCTAAAGGTGCTAACTCTACATTAGTATCTGAAGTAGGTACAGCAACTATAACTAATAAAACTTTAACTAGCCCTGCAATAAATGGAGCTACTATAGATTCGGCTGTTAGTGTTTCTTCAGCAGGAACATTAAATGCAGGTACTAATGCAGACATACAAGGTACTTTAGATGTAGGAAGCAATGCTTCAGTTGGTGGTACATTTACAATTACTGGCGGTGCTAGTGCAGCTTCAACATTAAATGTTGGAGGAGCAGTATCAGGTAAAGGTACATTAACAGTATCAGATACAGTATCGGCTGCAGGTGCTATGAATGTAGGTGGTAATTTTTCAGGTAAAGGTACATTAACAGTTACAGATGCAGTTTCTGTAGCTAGTACATTAAATGTAGGTGGTAACTTTTCTGGTAAAGGAACATTCAATGTTGCAGGTAGTGCTACACTAAGTGGCAATGTAACAATGGGTGATGCTACTGCTGATGTTACTATTGTAAATTCTCAAGTAGAGTTTAAAAATAATCTTAGAGAAAGAACTTCAGTATCTACTACAAGTGCTACTGGTACAATTAACTTTGATATATTAAGTCATAATGTAGAACTAAGAACTAATACTGCTGCAGCTAACTTTGAGTTAAATCTTAGAGGAGATGCATCAACATTATTTCATAATGTAGTAGCAACAGGAGAAACAACATCAGTTGCATTTGAATCTAGTATGGGTGGTACAGCTTATTATTTAACAGCTATTAAAGTAGATGGAGTAACAGCTTCACCTGTTCATTGGCAAGGGGGTACTACTGCACCATCAGAAGGTAATGCAGATGGTATAGATAGTTATTTAATAAATATAACTAAAACAGGTAGTGCAGTATATACTTGCCTAGCTTCACAGACACAATATGGAAAGGTTACATACTAATGCCTATTAAAGGATTAAAAGGTGGTGTAGGTACTAAAGCATTAGGTTATGGTTTAGGTGGTGCTGAGACAGAAGCTACTGATGCAGAATTTAATCAAACTGTACTTCTTCTTCATGCTGATGGTTCTGAAGGTGAAGGTAATACTGCTGCATTAGGAAATCCAAACTACAAAGCATTTAAAGATAACTCTACATCAGCCCATGCTATTACTGTGCAAGGTGATGCTTATGGTAATGACTTTAGCCCATATTATTATGCTGATGGTTATTGGTCTGTTGCTTTTGATGGTACAGATGATATTCTTTCCGTGCCAAATTCTTCTAACCATGAGTTTGGGACAGGTCAATTTACAGTAGAGCTTTGGGTATATATGTTGGATAAAAGTGCAACAAGTGGACAAGGTTTTTTAGGTAATTATGGAAATGGTAGTAATGGTTGGTCAGTTCAACTTTATGGAAATAATCTTGAGTTTACATTCGGAAATGGTCAGATTGCTCAGTATGATTGGTCATCAAGAGAAAATAATCGTTGGTATCATTTAGCCTTTGCTCGTGATGGCTCTAATAATATGAGAGCTTTTATAGATGGAACACAAGTGGTTACTGGTGTTAAGACAGATAATATCGTCATTGGATCAAATGCTTTACAAATAGGTAATATGGGGCCTACCATAGCTCGTAGATTTAAAGGGGGGTACATATCTAATGTTAGAATTGTAAAAGGAACAGCTTTATATACTTCTGGATTTACACCGAGTACATCTCCATTTACTACAACATCACAAAGTGCTACTGCATCTGAGGTAGAGTTACTTATTTGTCAATCTAATAGGTTTGTAGATAACAGTAGCAATGCTTTTACTGTAACATTAACTAGCACTCCAAAAGTATCTACCAACACACCATTCACACAAAGTAAAACTGCAAATGTAGGTTCTGGGTTTTTTGATGGTAGTGGGGATAATTTAGAACTTGCTACTTCTGCTGATTGGGCATTTGGAACAGATGATTTTACCATTGAAATGTGGGTATATGCACTTTCGACGGCTGAACAAGGTTTGTATGATGGTAGAAGTGCAAATGGTGCATATCCATTCTTGTTGATTCAAGGTAGCACTGGTAAGTTTATGTATTATGTAAATACAGCAGTTAAAATTACTGCTAATGATACTGTTCCTTTGAATCAATGGGTGCATTTAGCCTTGGTTCGTTATAGTAGTACAACAAAAATGTATGTACAGGGTGTAGCACAAACAGGAACTTTTTCAGATAGTACTGATTATTTACAAGCACCACTTCATATAGGGGCAAATCAACCTGCGGGGGGAAATCCCTTTTCTGGTTATTTATCAAATTATCATGTCATTAAAGGAACAGCAAAATATACATCAAATTTTACTCCTTCAACATCTACAATATCTGCTGATTCAAATACTAAACTTCTTACAATGCAATACTCAGGAGCAGTTCGTAACGTAGGATTTGTAGATGATTCTAAATATAATCATCAGGTTAGTCGTAATGGTGATGTAGCTATGGGTACATTCAGCCCATTTAGTTTAGAAGATGGATATTGGAGTGATTATTTTGATGGTGATGCTTATCATTTAGTACCAGATTCTGATGAACATAATTTTGGTACAGGAGATTTCACAATAGAAATGTTCATATATTTATTGGAAACACCTGGTCATTTTATTTTATTAAGTGCTCCTAATGGAACAACAACACAATTTGGTTATTCATCTACTAAATATTTACATGCTTACATTAACAATTCTGATACTATTAGAAATACAGATGGAGTTCCTAGTAATTCATTAATATTAAATCAATGGAATCATATTGTTCTTGAAAGAAGTGGTACAAATTTATCTATACTATCTAATGGAACTAGACATGCAACAGTTACATTTAGTGGTACTGTTGATTTTTCTAATTTAAATATTAATAGATACCATGGTGGTGGTGCGTATGATTCAGTTAGTTATATATCTAATTTAAGGTTTGTTAAAGGTAGTGTTGTATATGATTCAGATAGTTATACTGTACCTACTGCACCTTTAACTGCTATATCAGGTACTACACTTTTAACTTGTCAGTCTAATAGGTTTATAGATAATTCAACTACAGGACATACAATAACACCTTACAATGGTGCAAAAGTTTTACCATTCTCTCCATTTGCACCATCTAGGTCATATAGTAAAGATGCAGTAGGTGGTAGTGCTTATTTTGATGGTACTGATGATTATATTCATGCAACTTTGCCTTCTGGAATTGGCGCATTAGACATGACAGTTGAGTTTTGGTATTACCCTACAGTTTTTACAAATTATCTTACACCTTTTTCTGTAAACGCAAGTGGTGATCGTTTGCAGGGTTTTAATGTAGGCTCTGATGAAAATGGCAAATTAAAATTTGTTGATACCGATGCCACAAATTATGCGTCTGGAAACAATCAATTACAACTAAATTCGTGGAATCATATTGCTGTAACTAGAGAAGGCAGTACAGTTCGTGTGTTTCACAATGGAACGCAAATAGGAACTGTATCTAATAGTGAAGATTGGACAGGGACAATAATTGCTGTTGGTGCTAGAGCAGATAATTTTAGTGAAGAAATTACAGGTTATATATCTAATTGTAATCTAGTAATTGGCACAGCAAAATATGATGCTTCTGGTTATACAATCCCATCAACTCAAATTACTGCTCATACAAACACACAGTTTTTAGTAAACTTTAATAACGCAGGTATCATTGACCATACAATGAAAAACAACCTTGAGACAGAAGGTAATACAAGGATCTCAGGACAACAAATAAAGTTTGGCACTGGTAGTATTTATTTTGATGGTAATGATAAATTACAAAATAGACAAGTAAATGAATTATTTTATATGGGGACAGGTGATTTTACCGCAGAATGTTTTTTCTATAGTTCAGCAACACAGTCTGATGGAGATCCTGGTAGTTTAATGATTTATATAGGTAATGGTGCTGAAAATGCAATTTGGGTTGCATTAGACAGTAGTGGAAAAGTAAGAGGTCGTGTTGGTTTTGCATCTAGTTCTTGGGCAACTTCATTAGGTTCGACAACAACTATATCAAATAACACTTGGTATTTTGTGAGTCTAGAAAGATATAACGGAACACTTAAGTTATTTATTAACGGAACTTCAGAGGCTTCTGGGGCTAACACTACAAATTTAAGTAATACATATGGTGGAAATGTTTCTATTGGATATCAATATAATAATTCAAGATTTTTTAATGGATTTCTGGACGAAGTAAGAATTAGTAGAGTTGGAAGATACCAAGGTACAAACTTTACAGCCCCAACAAAAGCCTTTGCTAATAGATAGGAGATAAAATGTATATTGCAAAAGTAGATGGAAATGTTGTCGGTGAAATAGTACATTATACGAAAGTATTTCGTAGTGTACCTACCGATGAACAGTTAGCCCTTAGAGGTTATAAAAAAATAAATAAACATAAACCTTATAATGTTTTAACAGAACGACTAACAGGTGCTACACCTTATGTATCGGGTACATATGTATTTACTGTAGAAAAAACAGATATGACTGCTGATGAAATTACTTCAGCTAAAGAAAGTGCTATGAATAGCATACGATCTACTAGAGATAATATGTTAAAAGATACAGATTGGGCTGCAATTAGAAAAGCAGAAACAGATACGGCTATGCCTAGTGCTATGGCTACATATAGACAAGCATTAAGAAATGTTCCTGCCACGATAGGTAGTGCAGATCCAAGAACATGGTCTGATTGGCCTAGCATTAGTTTAGACGGAAGTTCTGCTAGTGGAGTATAATATTGATAGATCCTATCACTGCACTTTCAGCAGCATCTGTATGTTACACGACTCTTAAAAAAGCAGTAGCAGTAGGGAAAGATGTAGAAGAGATTTATCGCACTCTGTCTAAATGGGCAGGACACATTGAAGATGTAAAAGAAGTAATCTCTCAAGAGAAAAATAAGCCAGGGATATTTAAAACATTAACCTATAAGAGATCAGCAACTCAAGAAGTATTTGATAGCATTATTGCAGAGGAAAAGATTCGTGAGCAAGAAAAATATATTCGAGAGTTCTTCACTGCAAACTGGACAGCAGATTGGGGAGGGCTTAACGGCTATCGAAAGTTTATTAAAATGCGGAGAGAGATTAAGAAAAGAAGAGAACGAGAAGTTTATAATCAGATGCGAAGAAGGAAGAATTTTTTATATAACACCAAGATGGGAGTTGCTGTTGGAAGTTTAGTTTTACTTTTAATTTATCTATCTCACTTTTTATGGACAGCAATAGTGGAGGCAAGTAAATGATTAGTGTAACTTTTACAATATGGATGGCTACTTTAGTACCACATGTAGATCAATACTATTGTAAGTTACAGTGGATAGAAAGAGACTTATGTACTTATTGGTGTGCTAATACTAAAAGAGGGTTTAATTGGTTTGAACCAAAAACAGATAAGGGTTGCAAAAGAAGAAAGAAGTTTTATAAAGCAAGTAAAGGAGAAGAAGTTGCTTAATTTATTAACAGGACTATTACCTATTGGAGAAAAGTTAGTCGAAAGATTAATACCAGATCCTACTGCTCGTGCTAAAGCTATGAAAGAACTTAAAGCTATGGAGCAAAAAGGAGAACTTGCTAAATTAGAAGCTGAGTATGCTGATAGAGATTCAGCTAGAAGAAGAGAAACAGCTATTGCTACTAGTGAAAATGCTAGTTGGTTAAACAAATGTGTTACCCCATTACTTGCACTAGGTACAGTAACAATGTCTTTTGCTTTATTTTTAGTAATTATATTTGCAGATGTAGATGTAAACTCAGGTGCTAAAGATATTTTAGTATATGTATTAGGTGCTTTAAACTCTGCTACTACAATGGTATTAGCATATTACTTTGGTAGTAGTGTAGGTAGTAAACAAAAGTCAAATGAACTAAACGATATATTAGATAAGAAAGAACCAAGAATATGAAGGGAGTATTAATTACTAATACTATAAATTTATTACAAGCAAAAGCTACACAACATAAATTAAATATAAGTTTGTTATTAGATAATCAAGTAACTATACCAGAGCATACAGATATAACAGAGGCAATATTAGCAGAGCTTAAATTACTAGCAGAGTATAAAGATCAACTAGAAACTTTTAAAAAATATTATGATACATAACATTAATTGGGGTAAATACTTTACCGAAGAAGAATTTAAATGTAGATATACAGGTAACTGTAATATGGATCAATACTTTATTGACCAGTTAAATAAACTTAGAGATATATATGCTAAACCTATTACTATAAGTTCTGGATATAGAGATCCTACTCACCCTATTGAAGCTAAGAAAAAAACTCCAGGAGCACATGCTAGTGGTATGGCTTGTGATATTTCAGTTAGAGGGGCTGATGCTCTAAAGATTATTCACATAGCATTAGAGTTAGAGTTTACTGGTATTGGTGTAAATCAAAAAGGAAGTGGTAGGTTTATACATTTAGATATATTAAATGGTACACCTCAAAGACCTAGACCTACTATTTGGAGTTACTAATGAACATCGAGCATGGAAAACAAATACTAGATGGTTTATCAATGGCAACAGTAGTAGGAGCATTAGTAGATGTTCTTCCTGCACTAGCAGCTATATTCACTATTGTATGGACAGGGATTAGGATATACGAAACTAAGACTGTACAAAAGTGGTTAGGCAAAGATAAAAAACGAATAATTGTTGAAGACGAGTAAAGACTATGACTATGAGACAACAAGTTAGATTAAGTAAAGAAAGAGATGATAGAATATTTAGAAGTATCTTAGGTTATCCTGAAGATGCACCTTTATCTGACCCTGCTAAAAAACAATTCTTAGCATCTAATCCCTCTAAAGAAATGTTATATGCATCTACTATGAAAAGAATAGAAGAAGGATTACAGGCAAGAAGAGGAGGTGTTATAAAATTAAATCAAGGGGGTGCTCCTACTCCTCCTGCAAAAGCTACTGCTGAAGAAATACAAGCAATAGGAAGAGAAAAGCTAGGTAGAGATTTTAAAGGAGGTGCAGGTGGAGGTTTAGAATTTTATAAAGACTATACTGCAGATCAAGTAAGATCTATGGTAGGTGCTTCTGAAGAGGCTTCACAGTTTAGTAAAAAGCAAAGAGGTATTCCTGAACAACCTAAACCAGAACCTGTACAAGCAAAAACAATACAAGCTACTCCTGAACAAGATGTAAAGTTTGACCCTGTAACTTTTCAAACAGCAACAGGTACTACTGCAAAAGGTGCAGAAGATCAAAAACAAATTGATCCTAGAGAGGCTTCTAAAATAGACCCAACTAAAGCAGGTACTGAAGTTGCTAAAGAGGCAGAGAAACTAAAAGCTATTCAAGGTGAAGTTTCTAACGAAGCAATAGCACAAGCTCAAACTGTAAATGCTACTGAGACTGCTATAAAAGATGCACAGGCATCTAAGATTGCTCAAGCAGTACAGATAGACAATGTACCTAAGAGACAAGTACAAGCAGAAGAAATGATTGATGGGCCATCAGTTAAGATGGCTAGGGTTGAAGAGCAAATAGATAAAGTTAAAGCTGCACAAGCAGGAGTAGACCCTAAAGCTACGATACAAGGTCAGTTAAATGAGTTGTATCAAAACTTTGAGACAGGTAATCCCCCTGCATGGGCGGCAGCTAGTATGCGAAATGTTACAGCTATACTTAATCAAAGAGGTATAGGTGCATCTAGTATGGCAGGACAAGCAATAATACAAGCACAAATGGAAGTTGCTTTACCTATTGCACAACAAGATGCACAAACAATAGCTAATTTAAATATACAGAATCTTAGTAACAGACAACAGGTTGCTATAATAGGTGCTGAACAAAGGGCAAAGTTTTTAGGTCTTGAGTTTGATCAAGCATTCCAAACTAAAGTAGCTAATGCTTCTAGAGTTGCTGACATAGCTAATCAAAATTTTAGTGCTGAAGTTCAAGTTACTTTAGAAAATGCTAAGATGGCACAGACTGTAGACTTAACTAATCTAAGTAATGATCAAGCTATTACTATGGCAAAGGTTGCTCAGATGGCTAACCTTGAGACTACTAACTTAAATAACAGACAACAATCTGCTGTACAAAATGCACAAGCATTCTTACAGATGGATGTAGCTAATTTAAATAATGCACAACAAACTGCATTGTTTAAATCTGAGAAAACTATACAGGCTATGTTGACAGACCAAGCTGCTGAAAATGCTGCCAAACAATTTAATGCTAGTAGTGAGAATCAGGTTAATCAATTTTATGATTCTTTAACATCTCAAATATCTCAGTTTAATATTACACAAAAAAATGCATTAGAAAGATTTAATGTAGAACAAACCAATGCACTAGAGTCATTTAATGTACAACAAAAAAATGCACAAGAACAATTTAATTCTAGTAATGGTTTAGTTATTAGTCAGGCTAATGCAGAGTGGAGAAGAAATATAGCAACTGCTAATACTCAAATAGATAATCAAGTTAATCAATTTAATGCCACACAAGCTATGGGAATAACTATGAGAGACTATGAAGGTATGTGGCAAGAGTATCGAGATAAAATGGCATTTGCATTTGAAAGTGCTGACAATGAAGCTGATAGATATACACAAATGGCTATAGCAACTATGGGTGCTGATGCTGATATAGAAGAAGCAAAACTAGCTTTAAAAGCAGGTAATCAAAAAGCCGCAGGAGGTTTTGTTGAAAAAGTATTTGGAGGTGTAGTAGAAAGAGGAGTTAATAAAGCAGTAGATTACATTGGAAGTTTATTCCCTTAAATTAGGAATGTAAATGAAAAGATATATTAAAAAATTAGAGAAGGCTGTAGAAGATATAATGGAAGGTAAAGAAGTTAAAAAACCTAAAGAAGAAAAACCTAAAACAAAAGGTTTTATGTCTCCTACAAAACCTAATCAAAAGACAGATATAGAAGGCGATGAAAAAGACATTATAAAAAAGATGGCAGGATTCATTGCTGATATTCGTAAACTAAGAATGGAATTAAAAAATGGCAGAACTAAAGATAAGTCCTGAAATGTTACAGGGGGCAGTCCCTGGTATGTCTCTAACTTCAGAGCCTCAACAGTTTCCTTGGGAAGTTCCTACTCAAATAACTACTGTGGAAGAGGCTATTGAATACTATTCTGAAAGATTAATGGAAGACGAGGATGTTGAAGATGCTCTTCTAATGGCATTAGATAATGGAGTATCTATTGAAAGACTAGCCGAAATGCTAACTGTATCTGCAACCATGAATGGTGTACATAATCTAGATGTATCATTTTTAATTAATCCTTATGTAAGAGAGGTAATGAAATTAATTGCTGAAGGTGCAGGGCAAGATTATGTAGACTCATATTCTAATGCTAAAAAAGAAAAACGAATACCGTATCGACTTGCGAAAGAAGTTGTTAAAGAAGTATATGAAGAAAAAGAAGCTGTACCTGAAGAAACTATTATAGCTCCTCCTATGAAAGGATTAATGGCTAAACCTGTAGGAGAAGCAGTAGATTTAACCGAAGAGCCTGTTGAGGACATAGAAACTCCCACAGAAGAGGAGGAAGTATAATGGGTATATCATCTTTTGCAGCAGGGTTTCTTGAGTCAGCAGCTGAAAGAATTGATACTAGAGAAAAAGAAGCTAGAGAAGTAAATAGACTTAAAGCTGAAAAACAATTAAAAGATTTTGCTGAAGCTACTAAAATAAAAAAAGCAAAGAGATTAGAATTTAAAAATAATGTACAGCAAATAGAAAGAGCATTGACCTCTACAAAGAAAAGTCTTTCTAGTACAGCAATCATATCTATAGCTACTGACAAAACTAGAATGACACAGTTTTTAAATTTAGCAAAAAGTAATCCTCAAGAACTAGACCAATATATTAAGGCTGATGAAGATCCAAACTTAACATTAGCACAACAAGTAGAATTAGCTGCTGAAAGAGCTACACCTGATGTAGCACCTATGATGGAACAAAGTGCTAGATATTTTGGATTACCATTAGGAGATACTGGTGCTCCTATAGAGGCAGGAGCTGCGGCGGCAGGTGTAACTGAAGAACAATTTAAAGCAGGACTAGCACCTACTGTACCTACTGCACCAGAGTTTAAAGAAGATTTGGCTGTGGCACAACGAACTACTTTTAATAAAACTCAAGATCAAGCTCAATTACGAGTAGTTAGTTTAAGAAATCAATTAAAAGATGCTAAAGAAAGTAACAAACCAGATATTCAATCTGAACTAGAAGAAGCAGAAAAAGGTCTTGCTTTCATTAACTCTGTTAAAAAAGGTGGAACAGGTGGTGAGCAATCAGTATCAAACTATAATAGTTTATATAAAGCTGCATTTAAATCTATTGCAGAAGGGATGGATACTAATGTAACGAAAGGTATAATAAAAAGTACAAATAAATATGGAGAACCCTATATTCAATTTGCTTCTCAAGCAACTTCAGAAAATAGAAAAGCTCTTATTAAGAGTAACTTAGAAAAATTAGATGCTGTAATTTCTAATTCAAGTTTCTTGAAAGATCCAAGCAAAGATTGGTATGACAAAAAAACATTAGAAATAAATGAAGAAAACTTTTATCCTTTAGCATACAGTTCTTTAATAGCTAATGGAGGAGATTTAGTTAGGTATTTACCTAATGCTTCTTTTAGCCCTGTAAAAAGTGAAAATGTATCAGGTAGATTTACTCCAGGGTCTCAAGTAAATTAAATGGCTAAATTTAAATACAATATTGCAGGAGGTGTTTTAGAAGTTGATCAGGAACTAACTGATGAACAATTAAAACAATTTGAAAGAGATATAATACAAAGACAAAAAGATAGTGATTTAGTAAACCCTATAGATTTAGAGATCCAATCTGAAGAGCAACAAGAACAGCAAGAACAAATTCCTACTAGTCCTTTTGAAGGAGATACAAAAGAGTACGATAAAATTTTTAATGAAGCAGGAGAGTTATATAATGTAAGTCCTTCTTTATTAAAAAGCATAGCTAAAATAGAATCTAATTTTCAAACAGATGCTGTAAGTGATAAAGGTGCTCAAGGTTTAATGCAAATTATGCCAGACACAGCTAAAGCACTTGAAGAAAAATATAACATTAGAGTAGACCCTTACGATCCTAGGTCGGCTATACTTGGTGCTGCAGCTTTAATGAATGAAAATTTAGATAGATACAATGACGATCTAGGCAAAGCATTAGAAGCATACAATGGTGGCCCTTCCCTTGTAGGAAAAAGTAGTCAGACTGCTGATTACAGAGACAAAGTTTTAAATCTTTTAACTCCACAACAACCTACTCCTACTACTCCAGAATATAAACTGACTGACCCTGAACCTATTGCTGAAAAAAAAGAATTAGTAGGTAAAGAAATTTCAAAGAAAAAAGAACTGTCTGAAATAAATTATAAAGACCTTTATAAGGATGCTGACTATTATAACTTTATAGAAGATTATATGGAAGTTAGATTTGGAGAAAAAGGCAAACGACAAAAAGAAGAAACAGCCAAAGAATATGTAGATCGTTTTGCAACTCACATGCGAAATGTAAACTTTAATAACTACGACTTAGGTAAAGAAGCACTGTGGACTAGTCAAGCTGATAGAGAAGCTAAAAGAAAAGCAGGATATGCTTTTGAAGTATGGAATGCTGTACCTGCATTTGACGATAATAAATTTAAAGCTGCTAAAGATATAGGAGTAGCTATTGTATCTGACCCAACTACATACTTAGGATTTGGTGTTGGTAAAGTTAGTCTTATGATAGTAGGAAAAAATGCTAGTAGAGCAGCAAGAGTAGCATTAAAACAAAGGGCTAGAAAACCAGGTGCTCCTGCCAAATCTTTAACAGGAGAAAAGATATTAGATAAAATAGAATCAAGAGCAAGACTTACAGGTATATCTCTAGGTGCGGCTGCTGAAGGCACTATAGGTGTATCATCAGCAACACTAGATGAAAAGTTAGCTGTATCTCAAGAACGACAAACAGAAATAAACAAAACAAACATAGCTATTAATACAGGAATAGCTACTGTGTTTGGTGGTTTGTCTGCTTACCCTGCTGTTAATTACAGAGTAGCAGGTGCAGAAGATGTTAAAAAAGGAAAGTTGTTTGAAAAAGTGTCTGCTTTAAAAACAGTAGAAGACTACAACAAAATGATAGGGGGCAAAAAAGTAAAATTAAATAAAGAAGAAAATAATTATATCAAAGCCCTTGATACTCAAGTCAAAGAAATAACAAATTCTTTAGATGTAGAAAAAGGAAATAAGTTATTAAAAGGTTTATCTACTGAAATTTTTGGTGTAGAAGGAAATGATTTACTTAGTTTAAAAGTAAGAACTGACCTTATAAAAAAATCATTTGGTATAGCAGGAAGAATTATACAAACAGACTACAAAACATATGGCCCTAATGCTTTTCTTAAAAAAGCAGAAAAAGATAGAATAGTAGGAGGAAAAAAATACAAAAAAGGAGAGTACATACCTCACAGAGATGCTATTACAGAAGCATTAACAAATGTAGTTAGGACACTAGATGAATTTGATGATGCTACTTTAGATAAAGCAGCTAAACTTTCAGGAACAAATGCAAAAGAATTTAATGAAACTATATATAAAAATATAATTCCTATTTTAGAAAAAAATAATATAGGTTTAAATGAATTAGGAGACTTACAAAAAGCTACTCTTAGTGAAGCAGGTAGAACAATGGCACAAGCATCTATTGTATCTAGAAGATTAAAAAAAATGATGGAAAGAATGGGTCAACTAGACCCCGATGCTAAAGTGTTATTAGATAAAGTTAATCGAGTTGAAAATAATTTAAATCCTTTAAACTTTGGATGGGTAAAATGGCTTACTAAACAAGAAAGAAAAACTAAAGTGCTGGTTACTAGTGCATTATCTACTACTGTTAGAAATGTAATAGGTACAAGTGGTGCTATCGGTATGAACATGGCTGCAGATTTAATGGAAGCAGGAATATACTCTTTAACTAAACCTCTTTCATATATTACAAATGGTAAAGTTCCTCCCCTAGGAAATCAGTATAGCCTTACTCAAAGTATTAAAAATAATTTTGAGTTATTAACTAGTATGACTAGGTATGGAATGACATCTGAAATAACCGATGCAATATTAAAAGACAATCCTTTACTAAAAAACAAATTAGTAGGTGCTTTACAAGAAACAGGAACAGAAGACTTAGGTAAAAGTTTAAAATTTATTTCAGGCTTAAACCTTACACAAGATGCTTTCTTTAGAAAAACTTTATTTGTAAGTTCTATAAAGAAAAGATTGCAAGAAACAGGTACAAATTTAAATGACTTTCTTTCTAAAGATGTACCAATACCGACAAGTATATTACAAAAAGCAGCAGACGATGCAATGACTTTAACATTTACATATCAACCTAAAATGAGAAGTGTTGATATTAGTAAATCAGGATTAGAAGGTACTGCGGAAGGAATTGCATATCATTCTGTAAAATTATTAGAGAATTTACCAGGAGGTTCTTTAGCAATAACATTTCCCAGATTTATGGCAAATGCGTTAGCTTTTCAATATAGATACTCTCCTTTCGGAGCTACATCAGGGGCTATAGATATGCTAGGGGGAGTACTAAAAAATGATACTGCTTTGTATAGACAAGGAGTACAAAATCTTTCTAAAGGTACAGTAGGAATGATGATGCTAACAAGTGCTATAGCTCATCGTAAAGAAGTTTTAGACAATCCTGATACTGCAGGAACTCCTTGGTACAGTATGATTAATGAAGATGGTTCTACATTTGATTTAAGACCTATATTTCCTATAGCTCCATACTTTGCAATAGCAGATTACTTAGTTAAATCAGATTTAGTAAATAGGACGGGTGTGTATCTAGGTCTTATTAATCCTAATGACCCAGACCAAGTAAACAGAGAACTAGAAAGAAGAGGAGAAGGAGATTATTCTTGGAAAGAATCATTTGAAGCTATAGTAGGAATGAAACTTCCTGCAGGTACGCAAGGATATTTAGTAGATAAAATGTTAAAAGCTACTGAAGATTCTAGAGCAGCAGATGATTTTTCTGTAGCTGTTGCAAAAACAATATCTGACTTTTTTGGAAGAGTTATACAACCTGGAAAACCTTTGTTTGATTTTCTAAGTCAATTTACTGAAGAAGGAACTGTAGCTAGAGATCCTAATTATGTAAATGTATTAGACGATAAAGAAAATAGAATAGGGGACACAGAAGTTTCTAAATCAACATTATCTGCATTTAACAGAACAATAAATAAATTACCCTTTGCTAAAGAAATACTACCAGAATCAGTAAACTATTTTAGAAAACCTCCACGAGATAGACCTGATGCTTTTTTTAATAACTTTACTGGTGTAAATGTATCTCCTAAATTAAATAGAATTGAAAATGAAATAGCAAGACACGAAATAAAACCATGGAGGATGTTTCCAAGATCAGGTCAAAGAGAGTTTGATCATGCAGTTATAAAAAACTCTTATGAAGTAGTTGCAGAAAGTTTAAATGCTGTTATAGAACTTGATTTGTATAAAAAAGGAACATATAATCAAAGACAAAATTTATTGGCAACAGGTTTAAAAGATGCAGTAAATCATGCAAGAGAACTTACGATGGCTAGGGCTGAATTTACTAAGCACAGAGAAATGATACACAGACAAACTTATTTAGGTCTTAGTAGAAGAGAGAAAAGAGAAATAAGAGAGGCTTATGCACAAGAGAACGAGGGTGCTAATTTAGAAAAAACAAGAGATTGGAGTTCTATTTATCAATACATGGATAGATTACAAGCCTACACATTTGATATATATTAAACATTAAAAGCAACCCAAGCTATATACCCATACATAAATAAAACAGGATATATAGCTAACAAGTAAAACAAAAACACTAACCCGACAAATTTAATCAAGTATTATTACCTCTTTGCTTCTTTTAAATACTCAGCTAAGTTATGTATATCTATATCTGATAAAGGTCTAGCCATCATTATCATTAATGCAGAGTTCGGGCCAACCTCAATACCATCCCTATAAGTTTTTAATCTATCTATCGTGTAATCAATATCATTACCAGATACCTTTGGGTAACTAGCCATGCCCATACCTGCAGGGCCATGACATTGCTTACAGTTCTGCATAAACTTTGCTTCACCCAGTACTGCATCACCTGCAGATACTGGGTTAAAAAGTAAGGCTAGTAGTAAGGTTATTATCATGCAGCTATCCTTTCTTTAGTTGTAGACCACCCCCAATCACCTACCATTCCAGAGGCATTGTAGTCCGTCACAACACCCTCAAAGAAGTTCTTAAGGGTATCACCCCCAACAATCCAATCGAGCCATTCTAGGGGGTTCTCCTTGACTTTAAAGTTACCTTTCAAACCTAATTGTATTAATCTTCTGTCGGCTATGTACCGAATGTACTGTTTTACATCATCTGCTGATAGCCCCTCGACTGCTCCCATCTCAAATGCTGTATCTACAACAGCATCTTCTAAGGCTACACCATCCCTGAACATCTGATATATATCTTTCTTGAACTCATCAGTAACTATTCTAGGATGTTCCTTACAGTATTCCCTGAATAACTTGACCATGCCCTCACAGTGCATTGTCTCATCTCGTACAGACCACTCTACAATCTCACACATACCCTTCATCTTACCGTATCTCTGGTAGTTTAATAGCATAACAAAGGCTGAGAACAAGGACATACCTTCATTCATTACAGATCTGGCAATACCTTTGCCTAAACCTGTAACTGAGTTTGTATCTAGGTCTGTCATAAACTCTATCTTTTCTTTCATCTGCTCGTACTCTAAGAAAGCAGAGTATTCTTCTTCAGGTAATCCTAAAGTATCATTGAGTAGTGCATAGCTACGTTGATGTACAAACTCTCTGTTTGTAAAGCTAGTCAGCATAGCTCTGATTTCATTGTTCTTAAATTTTTGTATGTAATGCTCTAGATAATTTGTACCTACAGCTACATCACTTTGAGTGAACAACCTAAGTATTTGAGTAATATGATTTTTCTCTGCTTCATTTAACTTGCCTGACTGCCATTGGGCTACATCATCTTGTAGCTTTGCCTCCCACTCACCCCAGTGAGCCTTCTCAGACTTAACAGCAAACTCAACTGCCCAAGGATATTTAAATGGTTTGTATACTGTGGAACTAGACGTAAGACTCATATGCACTCCTCTAATTGTAAGGGAAAAAAAAGGGGTACTGGACGTACCCCAAACTTAGGAAAAACATGTCACTTAAAGTATACTCTGTTTTACACAGAAATAATACTAATTCAAGACTTTTTTTTGTACTTCTTCTTAGATTGTTTCTCTTCCTCGTATTCGACTAAGAAATTACCACCCACTGTGTACCAATCCAGTACAGGCTGTAGGGCTTTTTGTATCTTTATAAGCTGTATTAAATCTTCCTGCTGTACTTCTGTAAGAGGAATCTTATAACCTTTTTTATATTCTTGGATCTCTCTTTCTACATCCTCATACGTTTGTTTTAAAGTTTGTTTTGTAATCTTAGCCGATAGAACTTCATCTATCTCGATTAACATCTTCAGTATTCCTTTCAGCAATATTAATTTTTTTTCTACTCTTTATCCACCCCTTAGGAATATTCATTCTACCATTGCTCTCTGGTTCAGCCCATGTAGTAGCTATCATTACAGCTTCTTTATTTTCTGCAATTAAAAATCCCACAGATAATACATCAGCTAACTCAGCTTCTCTTGTATCACTCCAACCATGGTCAGACAAAGCATCTTTCCACCGTATGACTTCTACAGAATTAGTATCTACCTTATCACTCTTCTGGGTTTTATTCTTGGTTGTCTTTATCATTTAGGTCTATCAACTTTAGTTTATTTAAAGGTATTTGAAAGAAAAATTCTCCCTTGGGTACAAACTTATTAGGTACTTCTACTACTGGCGATGCAGCCACATCTTCACCTTTGATATAAAAGGCATACTCTTGTTCATTATTAATGATGAAAAAATGTGTCGGCTTATCGTACTTATCTTTGTCCAGATACTTAGCTTTTCTGTGTGGTATCTGGCATGTTCTATACTTAAATTCTTTACCTTTCCAAGCACGTTTGATTTCAACTTCACAATAATATTCTCCATCAATTAATAAGTCAGGGCCATACCTATCTGGATTATCTATAACAGTTCTACCTTTTGATTCCCAGTAGGCTTTGCCTACATCCCTAGCTAGTTTATCGTTCTGTTTGAACAATTCATAATCAAATTTTTTTCTTCTATCCATGGCAACTTATACACTCCTCTGAATCTTTCAATGCTTCTCGTTGAATTTGTGTACCAACTTTCTCAGCTTGATTGCCTGAAGAGGTACGGAGATAATACAATCCTTTCAGTCCACCTTTCCATGCTCTAATGTGAACAGAGTTCACATAACTCTTATCACTTCCTGCAGGAAAGAATAGATTAACAGATTGTCCTTGGCATATATACTTTTGTCTATCAGATGCGTGTTCGATTACCCACTCTTGGTTAAGTTCAAACGCAGTTTTATAAGTATCTTTTTCGTAGTCTGTAAGATTATCTAGATGCTGAACTGAACCCTCATGGTTAATAATACTTTTCCATGTAATTTCATTGTTCATCTTGTACTTATCCAGTACTGTAGCTAAATACTTATTTTTAATTAAGTGAGATCCTGCCCTCGTCCTATGCACATACGCATTCGACTTAACAGGTTCGATACTAGCAGTGCAACCACAAATAATACTGCTATTGGCGTTAGGAGCAATAGCAAGAAGATGTGCATTACGAACACCAGTACCAAAAAGATCACCTGGTGAACCACGTTTTGTTGCAAGTAACTTTGTTTCCAATAAGGCTTCATCTTTTATATGCTTAAATATTCTATTGTTTAAAGACTTAGCTACAGCACTTTCAAATGGTGTGTTGTACTTCTGTAAGTAACCATGAAATCCCATAGCTCCCAACCCTAGTGACCTCTCTCTTAATGCACTTATCTTGGCTTTTACAATATCTCTTGGAGCATTATCTATAAATGCTTGTAGTACATTATCCAGAAAACAAATCAAATCTCTTACCATCGGAGTAGTTCTCCAATCATCAAACTTTTCTAAGTTGACTGAAGACAAACAACATACAGCAGTTCTATCTTTACTTGTAGGCAAATGAATCTCATTACATAAGTTACTGCCATGAATCTTTAAGCCTTGTTGCTTCAGAGCTTCAGGCAATGCTCTATTAGCCGTATCTATAAAGTTAATGTAGGGTGAGCCTGTCCTAAATCTAGCCTCAAGTATGCGTTCCCATAACTCTCTGGCTCTAATTCTATCTCTGTATAGACCAGTGTGAGGATCTTTCAGTTCAATTACCTCATCAGCCTCAAGCCGTTTCATAAACTTATCAGTTACATTAACAGCATTGAATAGGTTAAAGCATTTCCTATTAGCATCACCGCCAGTAGGCAACTTAAAATTGATAAACTCAATAATGTCAGGATGATCAATATCCATGTACGCAGCATAGCTTCCCTTTCTAGTTTTACCTTGTTTATATGCAGTCATTTGACTATCTACTACTTTAAGGAATGGGATTGGCCCTGGAGCCTTATCACTGACAGCCCTTACATCTGACCAATGACCGCCAACCCCACCACCCTTTACAGATAACCAAGCAACTTCTGTATTGTGTGCAATTAAATCTTCTAATGTATCACCCACATAAGTTAAGAAACAACTAATAGGTAATGCCTTAAAAGATTCTTTTGGTTTAGGTGCATTACTAAGAACAGGACTAGAAAACATAAACCATTGTTTACTAGCATAATCATATATCCTCTGAGCAAAAGCATAATCACCATTACAATATGCTAATGATGCTCTAGCAAATGCTTCCTGTGGAGATACCTCAGACTTTAGCATGTAGTAATCTCTTAACAGTTGAGTTGCCTGTTCACTAAGTAATGCATCTCTACTTACATCTATGTTTATTTTGTCATACTTCATCACCAGTTGACTCCCTTAGTTTCTTTTAATAACTTTATCATAGCTTTCAGATACCATTCAGCTTTTTCTGCATCTTGTAAAGGCTTATTCTTATTCCACATCCTCATAATATATTTAAGTATATTACCTTGACAATATGATATAGCTTCATGTTTACCTAATGTATCTACAATCACATCATAGGTTTCATACTTACCTTTATTGTAATGTTCAGGATGATTCACCATATCTTCCTGTTTTAAATCTTCTTGCACTCTATTTAAATAATCTCCATATAAACTCATTATGCAGTGCCTTCAGTCTTAGTCCAACGACTTAGCTGAATTACATTACTCTTTGATTTACTTGAATCAATTTCATCTATGTTCATCTTATTCATTTCTTCTTCTACTTTAAAAGCAAACTCAGGGTCAGAGTTCATTAAGTTAAAACAGGTTACTAATGCATAAGTAACTTCAGATAAGTAGTCAGCTTCTTCATCATTAAGTTTTTCAGTGGGCATCATAACTGCATTGACATGTACAGTAGTGTCCCACTTACCTTCCTTAGTAAAGTTAGGCCTAAGGACTACAGCAGTATCATCTTTTTGTATGGGAATACCTTCTTCATCAGGGTCAAATATTTGTGTTTCCATATCCATAATCAGTCCTTAAATTTAAGTTCTTGTTGTACTTCTTTCTTAACAATTATATCCATAACGTTTCTAAATTTATCTCCATGGACTTTACTAGACCTATTAGGATTTTTAATTGTTTCTTGTACGACTGAATTTCTCTGTTTAATCATTCCCTTACCCTTTCTTTTCTTTTGGAAACTTGATGAATTTTTCATTCGTTAGTTTTTGAATTTTAGTTATTTCATTAATCCATTCATCTGGGATTTCTTTGGTAGAATATTTAAACTCATATCGTTCACACCAATCAGCATATGTAGTTTTAGAAATTTTATTTATCTTTCTCCTACTGCTTTCAAATACAAATCGAATGTCCAGATTAGGATGTTGTTGTTTAATTAATAAATGTTTTCTCCTATCTATCGGAGTAAACAATCCTTTGGATTCAATAAGAATCCCGTTTGGTAGTATAAAGTCAGGTGTGTATTTCCTGTATGCTAAATCTTCCCACTCAATTTTCAATGGCTCATACTTAGCTTTTACACCCTGTTCTTTTAACTTGTCTTGTATCTTTTTTTCTAGTCCACTACGAACCCCCCTTCTTCTAGCTGCAGAATATGCCTTACCGTTAAACACCTCGTAACTCCGTATAACATACCATCGGAGGTATCTCTGCTCTCGATACTACTGACGGTCTTTCTTTTAGAGTAGGCCAACACTCATTCCTGTAACTACACCAACCACATTCCCGACACAGCTTACGATTACCTGTAAGTTTTTTGTAATAAGTTTCTGGCTCATCACTATATACTCTACGAAAAGAATTTTTATCTAGTTCCTCTGCTACGTTATTAGCTTTATTTATATTAGCATCTACATCTAAGCCTGTTGCAGGTACATATTTAAAATCTCCATTGGCTTTGTTGATAACCCACCAACCACCAGGCTTTACCCCACAGGCTTTTGCATACCCTGCTAGTTGTGCTATGTAACCAAAACTATCTCCTGCTGCTAGGGTGTTGTAGTCCTTGAACTTATTTTCGTAAGACCAAGGACTAGCAGTTTTTACATCATCTACCTTACCATCCATGATTAGGTCAGGTGTACCCTCAATTTTGTGGCGGGATAAATTGAGAGTTACCTTTTCCCCATTTTGATAATCAACACCACTTGCAGTAAGTATGCCTTTGAATACAGACTCAAGTACATCGCCTATCATCATGTTAATAACAAAGTTTGATGTAGGGGGCAAAGCAGTATGTTTTTTATTTTTATCAAACCATAGTTGACAATAAGGTCTACCTAAGTTTGACATACGCAATCTAAATTTATTATTGCTTTTATCTACAAACTGCTTTTTAAGTGAGTCTCTTATTTCATCAGTCACCCTGTCAATAACTTCTTCAGACATAATGGAATCCGAACTTTTTACATTCGATAGATACTGTCTGATTCTAATTTCTGCAGGGTGAGTAATCATTAAGCTGCCTCTGTTACTTCAACAAACTCATTGACTAAATTATTCTCATCCTTTTTTGCTGAATCAGAATAAGCATTTGCAATGTAACTGTTATAACCCTCAATCCAAGCATTGAAATCTTTGAACGTATCTTCATCTTGAGGGTTTTTTAGTTCAACTACACCTGATTCTAATTCCACACTTGGAACATAATACTTAGCACCAGAAGCAATACTTCTTTCCTCTGTACCTAGCTTTAAATTCTTTTGTGGAAGTAAAAACTTTTGTTTAAACATCTCAGCAATCGGGCCACCCATAATTTTCCAGGCTTCCTTGTTGTCTACCTCGTATATAAAAGGAATAGGATCAACTGCTTTATCTAAAGTAGCAGACTCTCCCTTTTCATTTACAGGGGCAGTCAATGTAACATGACCAAACAAAACCCGAACTCTTTTAATAGACTTAATTAAGTCCTTCTGGTCTTGAGGTAAAGAGTTGTAATCCTCAATCCAACCACTAGGCTTACCACAATTAAAACCGCCTGTGTTATCTCTTAGATCCCCTTTCAAATCATTTGCCATTTCTGTCTTGACAAACATACCCTTACCCTCTGGCCCACCAGAAGTTAGATACCTCTTGTACATAAACTTCTGTTGGAACAATCGAATCTTAGGATTAGAATCATAAAGTTTTGTATCATCAGGTAGTGTTAAACAAAAACTTCCTGCATCTACAACTTCTACTTTCTTTTTCTTACCTTTGATTTCAGTCTCACCCATTACACCTGAGTGGTCTATCTTCAATCGTGCAAGTGTACTAGTTTGTTTCTTAGTTTTTGTGTCAGCTTCCATGCCCATAGCTTGAGCAAGTTGATTAAAGTTTGACGTATTTAATGTTGAAATATCTGTACTCATAAAGTCCTCTCATAGTTCAGTTTGATTTAACCAATCACTTCCAATCTTCCCTTCTAACAACAATGGCACATTTACTTCTATGCCATATCTAGCTTTAATTACAGCTACTAGATTCTTTTGTACATCCTCAATGATATCAATTACTTGTTGCTCTTCATCTGGATGTACATCTATTACGATGGAATCGTGTACAGAGTTTACTACACAACTCCTATATCCGTCAAGTTTATTATACAGTTCTACCAATACTACAGGTACTATATCTGCCGTAGCAAATGATTGTACTGGGTAGTTTTTAATCTGTGTAAAGTTGGTTACTGTACCGTCCCTTCTTCTTTGTGTATCAGGAAAGGCAAACTCCCTGCCACTAGGTATTCTAATAAACCCATGTCCAACTGCTTGATTAGCTAGTTTCTTATGCCATTTACCTATACCTTTGTACTTTTCAATAAAGTGTTTGTAGTAAGTAGCTTCAGCTTCTGTTCTGCCATAACCTGTAGCACCGTACAAGGGGGCAAAAGTATGTGCCTTTGCAACCTGTCTGGATGTAGGTTGTCCTGCATCTGATATAACCTTTGCAGTATAGTTGTGTACATCAAAACCTTCTGTCACTTCTTTAATAGCAACAGGGTCTTGGCTGAGATAAGCTGCTACTCTAAATTCTAGTTGTGCAAAGTCTGCTTCTAATACCTTGCCCCCCTGGAATCGAGATACAAAAACTTTCTTAACAGGAAAGGTAGAACCTCTAGGCATGTTCTGCATATTCGGGTTAGCTCCACTAAATCTACCAGTAGCAGTAACATGCTGATTCAACCTGACATGTAGGAACCCGTCCTCTTTTACAAAGTCCTTTATACCCTCAACAAAGTTTGATAAGTAGCTTGTGATAGCTGATAGTCTTCTAAGTTTAGATAGAAACTCAGATGCTTCTGTCATACCTTTACTATTAGCAAATCTTTCTAGTATTTCTAAGTTACCTTTGGATGTACTAAACCCACTAGCACTGGCCCACTTTGCACTAGGAGGACTAAACTTTAACCCTGCTACCTTATTGCTTTCTTCATACACAAAGCCTGAACCACCGCAGACATTACACTTGGTAGCTTTCTTAAATGGATTGCCATCTTTTTTAGTTTTATAGAACTGGCCCTTGCCCTTGCACCTACTACATTGCTTTGCTTTTGTTTTAAACAAAGTCTTGAAGTGTTTTCTAATCAGTCCTTTAAAAACATTTGTAGGTGTGTGAGGTTCAATGCAAGAGTGCCATGCATTTTTATCTATAGGTTTTCTACTAAACAAAACCCAAGAGAGTTGTTCAGTACTACCTAGATTAATAGGAGTATCTCCCATAAGTTTTTTAGTAAACTCCTGTAGGCTAGTCTCTAGTTCTAACTTTTCTTTCCTAAACTCTTTTTCTACATCATCGAGTCTATCCATATCAATTTTAAAACCAGACTGATACATCCTTGCAAGTACAACTGCAACTTCATTAGTTATATCAATAACATTTTTTAGCCCTGCATCTTGATTAGATTCTAATCGTAGCTGCATCTTTTGATATAACTCTTTTGTACATGCAAGGTCACATCGTAAATAATAGTCTAATTCTTTTCTAGGTATGTCCCGTGTACTGTAACCCTTCTTAAAATATTCTTTCAGGGTGTCCTGCTTTTCAGTAGCACAATCATATTTTTTAGCAACCGATTTTAAATCTAGGGGTTGCTTGACTCCTCGATTGAGGATGCATTCACATAACATACTGTCGAACACTCTGCCTGTGTATGTGAATCCCGATTCCCACAACCATAAAAGATCATGGTTAACATTGTGCATGACAAGAGTAGTAGTTTCATTTAAAATCCCTTGTAGTTCATTTCGGTTAGATACAACATCATCACTTTCATTAAGGTCACAATGGTCGAAAGTATAAGTGGATGGATCTTTAGCATCCAATGGGTGAACACCAACCATAACCAGAGAGTTTGTCCTCTCGAATGGATCCATGTGTTTCTTACTGTTCTTAGTTGTGACTGTATTTTCAACATCAAGTATTGTTATACTCATCTAGTAGCCCCTTTTTTTGTAATCTTGATATGATTACTTTTTTTATTATGTCTTTAAAAAAATAATTATACCCAACCTCATCTGCTTCTTTTAGAAAATCTTTAAGAGGAATTTTTATTACTTCATCATGCTCACTGTTTATTAACTCTTCAAGTTTCATTTGCATATATTTCTCCTTTGCGTAGGGAGTATTAATTACTTTACTTATTCTATCAAATGTACCCACAGTATATGCTACCTTATATTAAAATTTCTGACTATATTTTTGAATGAATGCATTTTTACTAATCCTACTTGACTGTGGTCTTTTCCAACAGTAACTTCTTTTTTTACCAGTAGCTTCCGTAGTAGACTTATCTTTTTTTTCTAGCCTTTTAAATAATATACTTGGGTCTGGTACAAATTTAAATTTATTTAATTCTGTATGTGTTTTTCTTTCTGCTTTAAAATTTTTCACGATGTATATTCCCCTGTATTATAATCAAACTCACAATTAACAATCCGATGGACACCAGATATTTTATTCTTGACTACATTTAAATACCTCATGCCATCGTCCTCTGTCTGGTCATTAAGTGGTCGATTCTTTGCTATCAGAATCATTAGGTCACACTCTCCTGCTAGACCAGTTTTACTGCCCTCTATCATCGCCTGACTTAATCGAACTTTATCTTCTGCTTCAGCCGATAGTTGTGTGCAATACACAACAAGACATCCATAGAGTTTACCTATGTTCCTTGCGTAAATTGCATTAGCTTTTAGTACCTCGTGGTTGTTAGTGGAAGAACCTTCCTCAGAAAACTTACTACCTATGTCAAGAACAACTATGTCAGGCTTATGGTTTTTAATAACTGACTCTGCCCATGACATTGTTTTACCTGTAGCATCTATAAACTTTATGTTGTCCTTGATAGGGTCATACAATCTATGTGCCTGTTGTTTATCTTGTTTTATCTGTTGCATAGTCATACCAGTACAAGCAGTCATGTACCTAGCTGCCACACGTTCTGGCTTCTCTTCATTACATAAAACTAGAATCTTAGCATTCTGATGTCCCCAACCATTCGACCCTGCACATAACGTGGCATGGAAACTAGACTTACCTACATTCGACCTAGCACCTATAACAAATAGCATACCACCGTCCAGTCCTTGAACTGCCTGGAATAATGAATTGATATTGAATCGATACTTTGTATTACTACTTGCACTAGTGATTAGATTCTCAACAGAGTTATCTAAGAAGTCAGCTTTTACTGTAGGTGTAAAATCATCTTGATGGGTTTCAAGTAAATTTCTCAGGGGTTCCATGGTAGTCATGTCCCCATTGACATATTGAAATCCAAGGTTAGCTAC